ATAATCCCCCAGCAATTGTGGAAGTGCGCGGTGAAGCCTTTTTACCCCTCGATACCTTCGATAAAATCAATCAAGAAAGAGAAGAAAAAGGGGAATCTCTCTTTGCTAATCCCCGCAATGCGGCAGCGGGAACCCTACGACAATTAGATCCGAAAATAGTTGATAAAAGACGCTTACAATTTTTTGCCTATACCCTGCATTTAGACGATAACCATATCACTACTCAATGGCAATCCTTAGATAGATTAGAAAGCATGGGATTTCTGGTTAATCCCCACCGTCAACTCTGTCCATCCCTGCAAGAAGTGGCGCAATACTATCAAGATTGGCAAGAAAAACGTCATCAATTAGCCTACATGACCGATGGTGTCGTAGTCAAAATCAACGATTTACAGCGACAAAATCGCTTAGGATTCACCCAAAAATTCCCCAGGTGGGCCATCGCTTTAAAATATCCTGCCGAAGAAGTCCCCACGGTAGTTAAAGATATTATCGTCAATGTGGGACGCACCGGCGCAGTTACACCCATGGCGGTGATGGAACCGGTACAGGTAGCAGGAACCACCGTACAAAGGGCTACTTTACATAATAGCAATCGAGTGGCCGAATTAGATATCCGAGTCGGTGACACGGTAATTATCCGCAAAGCGGGGGAAATTATCCCGGAAGTGGTGAGAATCCTGCCAGAATTGCGTCCTCCCCAGACTTTACCCTTCCAGATGCCCACTAATTGCCCTGAATGTCAATCTCCCCTAGTCCGTCCGGTGGGGGAAGCGGTGACGCGCTGTGTTAATAGTTCCTGTCCGGCGATTTTGCGGGGAAGTGTGGTACATTGGGCCAGTCGCGATGCTCTCGATATCCGGGGATTAGGGGAAAAAGTGGTAATTTTGCTGATTGAACAGGGATTAGTTACCGCTATTTCTGACCTCTACAGCCTCGAAAAAACGGAAATTGCCAAATTAGACCGAATGGGCGAGAAATCCGCCTTAAATTTGATTACAGCTATGGCTCAGAGCAAAAATCAAAGCTGGTCGAGGGTACTTTATGGGCTAGGAATTCGCTATGTGGGCAGCGTTAACGCCAAAATTCTCGCCGAAAGTTTTCGGACAGTGGAGGAGTTAGCTAACGCCAGCGTGACTAATTTAGCCTCTGTCTATGGTATCGGTGAAGAAATCGCTCAATCGGTCTATGATTGGTTTAAAATCGCCGCTAATCGGGATTTAGTCGCTAAATTACAGGCAGCTGGTTTACAATTTGCCGCAGCAGCAAAAACCACCACCACAAAAGCGACTTTAGCAGGGAAAACCTTTGTGATTACTGGCACTTTACCAACTCTCAAACGGGAGGAAGCGAAAGAATTAATCGAAAAAGCTGGGGGGAAAGTGACGGGTTCTGTGAGCAAAAAAACTGATTATTTAGTGCTAGGAGAAGCGGCTGGTTCTAAGCTAGAAAAAGCCCTAGAATTGGGCATTACTCAGCTAACCGAAGCACAATTACTCGAATTAATCGAAGTCTGAAAAATCTAGTAAAATCTAGATTATTTCATTAACATAAAAGACATCTTGAGGTTGATGCGTTTCATTTTTGAATTGGCGTGCAACTATTAATAGCACACAAATTGATTTGTGTGCTATTAGTTAAACAAATAGTTACTCTACAATCTTTCTATGCGGCTGTATGATTAGCATTCATTATACTAAGCATTTTATCTGCTTCTAGAATATCACTCTGCTGCTCGCTGTTTAGAAGCATGAGGTAATCAGTATTCATCTGTCTAGCCCACCTCTTTACCAGTGATACAAGTATCGTTACAGAGCCGTCACTATTTACTATAGATTTTGAAAAGAGATAGCGCATCCACCTTGACCAAGCTTCGTGGGCATATTCTGCAAGTTTTTCTCTGAGCACAGATAATCTCCGAAGATTAAATCAATTAATAATCCACAAATAATTATAATAGCACACAAGTTAGCTTGTATGCTATTAATATATTGCCGTTAATATCAATGTGTCACTAGTCTCCTAATCCAGTATACGCTTTTCTTTCTGCTTTATCAAGCTCGCTATTTAATGATTTAATATGAGTCTTTAACTCATACACTTCATCTTCTAAAGCCTTAATTTTAGCGTCTTTAGCCTCTAGTTCAGTCATATTGGTGATTACGACACTGTCATTAGAGTCAGAAACAACATAAGCTTTTAGCGACATAATTACCTCTTGGCTTTACTGTATTATATCAAACTTAAATTAGTTTTAAGTACAATGGTGAGCATCTATTATTTTCTTTACTATAAACTAAAGAAAATCAAGACAGCGCCATACAAATGTACTGTTCTTTTAAAAGAAAGGACAACTTTAAAAATAACCACCCTAGTTGCGCTGATTAATTATGAACATCATTCTTAATGTTATTTTATCTATTGTAGTACTCACAATACTTGTACTAATTGTTGCTTTTATTATGTTTTATACAATTAGTTTTTTTGATGGGTTTGTTGAAGCTCTTGAAGATTTTGTCAATACTCGAAAAAATAAATAATATAATCCCTCTCTAGAATAATTCGCTGATACTCAAGAGAGGGACCATACGCTAAGTCAATTAATCAGTGGCAAGATTTTGCCACTCTCTCAAGAGAGTAGAATAGCAATAAAGTCACTAGGTATATTACAGATATGAGCATACCCAGCCCATTGACTTTTATGCTCCGGCGCGATGTTAGGAGCGACCAGGCCCCAAACCATTGCAAAAGATTCTGGCCGTCCCAAACTTGCTTGAGATAGAGCTACTTGTAGACTCCCTGCAAGTAGTGGATTTAAAGGAACCAATTGTTGATAGAATTGGTTGAACTCGGCATCTACTAACATTAGCCGGGCAAATTCTACCCAATCAGGAATAGGAAGGGAAGGAGGGATTAGTTCTAATACAAACTCGGCTCCATTCCAACCCAATTGATAGATAGTTGGGTCATAATCTGGAACTTCAACTGGAAGGTAGCCAGCATCGGCTATCTCTTCAGGGGTGTAATTTCCCCCAGTACGGGAGAACCCGTCACTGAGAAGAATTCTATCTGGGAGTTGTTGAGGGTATTGCCCTCTTAAGGAATACAGAGTAGTCATAGTTCAATTAGCCCATATAAGTGTCAGTTTCGGGATTGAAATTTGTTAGGTACCGGACAGCCTTAGTCACTCTAAAATTGTCGATATTGGCCCCCCAGCAATAACCTGTAGAGTAATAAATTCCAATATTATAAAAGGTTTGAGTATAATTAGAGGCATTAGTAGATTGGTTGATCAAGACTCCATTTAAATATACTCTTGATTGGTTGGTTCCGGTGCCCTGACGAACGTAAGCAATGTGAAACCAACTATCGATAGGAAGTGCCACTACATTACTATAACCAATCCCGCTTAACAAATTACTAGAAGCAAATAAAATAACAGTAAAAGTGCTATTACTTGTACCAAATGATAAAATTCCATTATTCCCGCGAGATGTGGCGGCAAATAGCCACATCTCAATAGTAAAATTCCCAGTTCCCAATGCTAAATTAGGGTGATTGACACTTAAATACCCGTTTGTATCAGGAAACAAGCCAGAAGCAGCTCCGTATTTAGATCGAGTGGTACTCGTTACTACACCCGTGGTTCCTACTCGCGAAACTGGTAGTAACAGTGGACCACTGTCAGTAAACACGGTTCCATTGTTTGCGCCATCAAATCGAAGATCGCAAACAACACTATTGACAAAAGGATCACTGGATCGAATCCAGAAGCTTCGTCTTTGTCGATTGTAAACGTCGAGAACACTCCAATTCCCCGGTCTATTGGCCCCATCCCAAAGGGGTTGAGAGCCCATGAAGCCACCTTCACGTGTCATAAAAACTCCGAACAACCTATCAACATATCCATTACGTTAGGGGCAGAAGCTGAAGCCCTTAACTTCTGATTCGGCTTGACGATAATAGGGTTAGAAATAGGAACAAAACTGGAACCAACTGGGATAGGTATTGTGAAGCTAATGAAACACAAAGTCACGTTTTCGCTATTAGTTAGAACCAGGTTTAAGTCGGTTGCCGTCGACGCCCTATTACAACAAAGAATTGAGAAGACAGATACGACTGATACGCCGCTAGGAGGGACGTACACATCCTGAAAGGATGTCGTCAGTCCTGAAAAAGTAGCGTTATTTAGTGCCATTTATTATCCTAATCCTATAGCTAGGAGGTACTCGTAAGTAGCCAGAGAGGTAATTTCAGAGCCCCCGCCGCCCCCACTCTCCTGATTTATAGAATAAGCCGCGCTTCCCGTAGCATCAGCGACATAGACCATGATCCCAGCTCCTACCCTGACAAAGTAGATGGCATTAGGCGTTAGGGTAGAGGGAAGGCCTCCTAATACCTTTTCAGGGCGAAAAGCTACCATGCGATAGGCCCCTCCCAGCCAATTTTGGGCAAGGCATTATTATAGGTAAAAAGTCCGTCAGCATTTTCTCCTATTTTATTAAGTTGGGACAAATTCCCATTGTGAACGTGGCTATTAGATACTGCCGTATCGATAGCACTAGGAGAGCTAATAGGCCTTCCCTGAATATTAGCCCACTGGAGAATTAGATCGAGTGATTCCGCTTCACTTATTTTAATCCAAGAAGTTGTAGAAAATCGATAGATATAAGTGGCTGCGCCGCTTGCCACAGTGGCATCGCCAGTTGCGTCTAGTACCAGAACCTGAGTATTCTCAGTTGGAGATAGGGCATTTCTAGCTGCTATATTAGCTACAATCGGCATTTCGCCAGCTAATCCAGAAATTGAAGCATCGATTAAAGACTGAATATCGGTGTCTGTCAATAGTCGCTTTAGAGCAGTCCCAGAAGTATTGCTTACATATATTTCAATATAGTTCGGTTTGCCCTGAGGCGCAACAAAAAATACAGCGTTACCCTCGCAGGGTAGCGATGGGACTGCAGTTAATTTAGAGGGCTTAAAAGTTGTACTCATATTTTTACCAGTCTGTAACAATCCATTGTTGTTTTAGGCTATCGAGCCATTCTTGCTCCGTGCCAATAAAACTATTGTCCAAGGCTACTTGATAAGCGGATAGCCCAATAGGGCCCTGTAATTGTCCGCCATTAATCCACGCTATACCCGACCAAGTGTAAAGAATACCTTGAATTAAATAACCATGTCCTATAGAGGGGTTAGTAGGCAGATCGCCTATAGAATTAAGATTACCTTTAATTAATAGAGGCGGACCAGGCGGGCCAGGAAATCCAGGAGGAACATCTTTAAGCACTAATGCACTTAGGCGCTGTTCTCCTTGAAGACTACCTATCTTGTCACGTATACCAATAGCACTAGCGGCCTCTGATAGATTACCTCCACCTACGGCGATGAGGTCGCTGGGCGTATCCGTTATTATTAAACTGGTCTGACCCGAATCCGGGATTACTAGAGTAATTGGTGGGCTCATGAGAGACATCGTTGATTATAATTTACACATACAGGATTAGGCAGGCACTAGGCAGGCACGCACTAACTAAAACTATGCGTGGCTAGTTTTATAGCAAAGGCTATTCACACAAAACACAGTCATAATATGGCTGACGTTCTAGATTACACCACTATCTATGTTTCACAGTTAGTTATGGTTCCTACGGGAGGTTTATCTCGTGGCATCCACGACACACTCTACAGCGTGACGGCTTTAGTTGATTTGTCTCTAGAATTGCCGACGGCAAAAGAGATATACGATGCCACAATAACGCCCATTTCAGCGTAGAGGTTATAAAAAGTGGCTATCACTTTTACAGCATTTGGTAACAAGCAATTAAGTCAAAACGGGAATAATTTCCCTTTTTATGTTAACACTAGCATTAACAAAGATTATGAACATATACAAAAGATTGGGCGCAAAAACGGTATCTTTGGCTAATATGTGGAACGCAAAACCTCCGTTTATCGGGGAAGACGGTAATCCCTGTGAAGAAACTGTAAAATGGGCATTAAACAAACAAGGTTTTGTCGATACAGATAATATTAAGTTTGATTCTTGCTGTTGGCTAAAAGATAATAGTGCTGTCGTTCCTGCTACGGCTACTAGAAATGAAGAAACGATCCGATTGCAACCTAGTCTTAGCGGTATCTTAGGGGAGTTTTACGCTGAATGTTGCCGGGTCGATAGTCAAGAAATTATTATCGGACCATATCAACCACATCAAATAGAAAAAGCTTTTGATGACTGCATAGAAAAAGCGCAAGATGTACTTGAGTACATTAAAAGTAAGTGTATTTATACCAAAGGGGCTAATCTTGATAAAAGATTTACTTTTTTACATGATGATGGTTGGTATTGCGATGGTATAAAAGTTGTTTTTTTGCCTGTTAGTTTTAATTGTCTTCCAGCAATTAAAGGATTTTTCTATTTACCTCAAGAGTGATTTGCAATTTTATAATCTTAATTATGTTTCTTAAAACAGAAGATTTTGAAGTTTTAAAATCTTCTGTCTTAAATATTGTTAAGTTACAAGGTCACTCTCTATCAGGCGTACCGCTGACAAGAATAGCTTTAATCTGTGATAGGCATCCTGAGATAATCAAAAAGCAAGAGATTAACAGAAATAATTCTCTCAAATAGTTGATATTTCTGGGAGAATATCGTAAGACAAGATCAAGTAAACAAACACACAAGAAGTAACAAGACATGACTTCTATTAATTTTTACGAAAGAACGGCGCTTATCAAGCGTATCGAAAACAATCTCAATGAAATTAACCAAAGATATTTTGAGGGAGGCCACGTGATATTATCAGTGACTGATAACGGTGATTATGTTACTGTTTGTAGTCGCACTGGGAATCGACATTTTGGCGTTCAAAATATCTTTGATGCCTTAAATAATTTTAGTCTTGACGGTTTTGATGACCAGGATTATTACGATATCTGGGACTATCTTGATTTCTGTAAATACACTCTTCCAGAAGATCAAAACTCTGACAACGAGTTAAAGACCGATGATGAGTTATCGCTTTCTAAAAAAAGACAGGTTGCACTTGTCGATATGTTGTTAAGTGAACCTGTACCTGTACTCATAACTGAATCTTCCAGTCTGGATGATTGGACTATTAGTTTGATACCCCAATCACCTACCTTTCAATTAAATACCGAAGTCTCAACGCTAAACGAATTAGTTGAGGAACCAGAACAAAAAAATGAGATTCTATGGGAGAAAAATCGGGAATTAGAACAGAACAAAGAATACAACCAAACGTGGATTGACAACTTAAAACAACGAGTTCACGATTTAGAATGCGCGGTTTATCTACTGCAACAGGAAAATAAACAACTGAAGAACAATCAAGCAGAAACCAAACCAGAGCCTCAACCAGAGCCTCAACCAGAACCTAAACCGACAACTAAAAAACAACCTAAATTCAAATTACCAGAGAATTTTGCTGACTATCAGCAAGAGTGCGATGACTTAGTTGATGAGCTATCCTGCTTTTACAATATCAAAAAAGGTAAATGGGAAAAAGACATTCTTCAATTTATCCTTACTCCAGTGAAAAGCACAACACCTCCATACCCTAATAAGTGGAAAGCAGGGCTATATTTACAGCCTGGAGAGTGGACGTGGACAATTGACAAAGTAAGTATGTCTGATCCCGATGAATGGAAAGAGCATTTTATGAATGTTTATGACTTTGTTGACAATAGCGGGATAGAGATTAGTTAGATGCCAGTTTCCAGTTATCAGTTATCATCCGTCAAAAACAAAACTAGGAGTAAAAATGATGATTAAAATTGAAATGGTAGAAATACCAGCAAGCCAGGATCAAATCAATAGTTTTGCGATTGGTAAATATCCAGTGACTCAAGAACAATATAAAGCAGTAATGGGAACCAATCCCTCTTGGTTTAAAAACAATCTCCAAAATCCAGTGGAAAGTGTAAGTTGGAACGATGTCCAAGCTTTTTGCATAAAATTAAATGGAATGACTGGCCATAAGTATCGCCTCCCCACACAAGAAGAATGGGAATATGCCTGTCGTGCGGGAACTACTACTGACTATTATTTCGGAGATGATGCTAATCAATTAGGAGATTACGTTTGGTATAGCGTAAATTCTCAGAAGACAACCCATCCTGTAGGGCAAAAATTACCTAATGCTTGGGGACTCTATGACATGAGTGGCAACGTCTGGGAATGGTGTGAAGATAGTAGTTGTCTGCGGGGCGGTTCCTGAGGCAGCTTTGCTGATGACTGCCGTATCTCAATTTACAACTGCAACAACGGCATCGTCAATCACAGCACCTGTAATGGTTTTCGGGTAGTACAAACTATTAGACCAACACTATTAGCTGAGGAGATGTGGGAAGCAGATCTGCCTGAACCGTATAAAGATATGATCCTATCTGAAGTAGTAGAATATCTAGAGACTATGCAAACTAAAGAGGAAAAAGAGAAGTTTATAACTGCTATATACTGGTCAGGGTTTCAAGCGTGTCTGGATGATTAAGATGATTAGAGTAGAGCCCCTCCCAAGAAGTTAACTATCAGTTATTAAAAATAAAGCACTTAGGAGTAAGAAATGGCAATTACAATGGTAGAGATACCAGCGAGTCAAGAAATTAAAAGTTTTAGGATTGGCAAATATCCTGTAACTCAAGTACAATATCAGGCGGTAATGGGAGCTAATCCCTCTTACTTTCAAGGTAATCCTCAAAATCCAGTAGAAAATGTCAGCTATGATGATGCTGAAACTTTTTGCCAGAAATTAAGTAAAGCAACAGGGAAACAATATCGCTTACCAACAGAGGCTGAATGGGAATATGCCTGTCGTGCGGGGACAACTAGCGACTATTATGGAGATTACGCTTGGTATAAAGGAAATTCTCAGCAGACAACTCATCCTGTAGGACAGAAGAAGCCCAATGCTTGGGGACTGTATGATATGCGCGGCAACGTCTGGGAATGGTGCCAGCAGGTTGTAATACGGGGCGGTTCCTGGGGCACCGATCCTCTTAACTTCCGTTCCGCGCTTCGCATCGACTACATACGCCGCGGCAGCCGCTACGACAGTATCGGTTTTCGAGTGGCAGAAACTATTAGACCAACACTATTAGCTGAGGAGATGTGGGAAGCACAGTTACCTGAGCCTTATGAAGACATGATCCTATCTAAAGTAGTAGATTACCTAGAGACTCTGCAGACTAAAGAAGAAAAAGGAAAGCTTCTGACTGCTATATACTGGTCGGGGTTTCAAACGTCTTTGGATCACATAGATGATTATAGTTCTTAACTCTGCGTTCGCTTGACTATCAGCTATTAGTTGTCAACTAACAATTATTTAGAAGCAAAAATGAATGATACAGATTTTATTCGAGAAGTTGAAGAACTGTATCTGCGTCTTGCTGATGCAGATACAGATGATCTGGTTGAGTTAGCTAAACTTGCGGGTTTAGACCCTAAACTCGCAATTCAGATTGAAATGGTAAAAGTTCCTGACGCAACTTTTGCAATAGGAAAATATCCAGTGACTCAAGAGCAGTATCAAGCAGTAATGGGGAACAATCCATCTTATTTTCAAGGTAACTCTTGGAACCCTGTAGAACAAGTTAGCTATAACGATGCCATAGCTTTTTGTCAAAAATTAAGTGGAATGACTAGTAAAAATTATCGCCTCCCCACAGAATCAGAGTGGGAGTATGCCTGTCGAGCAGGTACAGTTACTGGGTATTATTTCGGAGATGATCGTCGTCAATTAAGACATTACGCTTGGTATTTTGATAATTCTTATGGAACAACCCATCTTGTAGGATTAAAACTACCTAATGCCTGGGGTCTTTATGATATGCACGGCAACGTCTGGGAATGGTGTCAAGAGGGCTATATGCGGGGCGGTTCCTGGGGTTGCAGTCCTGGATTCTGCCGTTCCGCGACTCGCCACAGCTTTATCTGCTGCGGCTACCGCATCAGCGATTACGGTTTTCGGGTAGTTTGTGATGATTAATCATTTATCAGTTATCAGTAAAAATAACTTAGGAGTAAAACAATGATTGAGATTGAAATAGTAGAGATTCCTGATGTAACCTTTAAAATTGGGAAATATCCTGTCACTCAAGAACAATATCAAGAGGTAATGGAAATTAACCCCTCTTATTTTATAAACAAACCTCAAAATCCGGTAGAAAGTGTTAGCTATAACGACGCTATAGTTTTTTGCCAAAAACTAAGGAAGATGACTGGTAAAACCTATCGCCTCCCCACAAATTCAGAATGGGAATATGCTTGTCGTGCGGGGACTGAAACCCTATTTAGCTTTGGTGATGATTTCGAGCATCTAAAAGATTACGCTTGGTACGAAGACAACTCTGGGCTTATAACACATCCCGTAGGATTAAAGCTACCCAATGCCTGGGGATTGTACGATATGCACGGTAACGTCTGGGAGTGGTGTCAAAAGGTTCCCCGTGGGGGCGGATTTGACACCGACTCCTATAGATGTTGTGCGGCACAACTTAGTTACCTCTATTTTGAAGAATCTTGCGGGCGTAATATTGGCTTTCGAGTAGTTTGTGATTAATTAATTAGCAATCAGTTATCAGTTATTAATGTTCACTCATTATTTAGGAGTAAAAATGAAGATTCGTATTGAAGGTATTTGTGGGTGCAGTAAAGTTGGTATAATTATCGACTCAAAATATATACTGTACGTGGCTTATATTTACGAAGATGTATTGCCTTCGCGACAATTGGATACGGAAAATCAGTACTATGTAGTTTTTGATCCCATTATTCAACTGCAGCCAATTATAACTACGCTTGAGTTATCACCTGAATTGCGTCAATGGAGCAGTTAATTTATCAGTTATCAGTTACCAGTAAACAAAATAACTTAGGAGTAAAACAATGACAATGATAGACATAGGACAATTCCCTAAAATTAATTCTCCATCGCAAGAGTTCGAGATAACCTGGTACGAAACAAAGTCATATCCGTTTCGATATTCAGAAGGAATCCATTATTTTATCCAAAAGGATCAGGGATGGATAGTAGATGAAATCGCTAAATGGGTAAGAGAAACTCATTTTAAAGAAGACTTCCCCTCGGTTATCGATTGGAAGTTAAAAGTAACTTATCAAAACTCTAAAGATAGGATTCCGTGGGAAAATCCAAGTCATTCAGCTACACTAACCTGTGAGAATCGCCAAAATGCCGCATTTAAATTTAGCTTTATGACAGTATTTCCAAATACTGATATTGAGTTATATTACGATGGTGGCCGTATAGATGAAGTTGACTTTTGTTTATTTGATATAGCCGACCCTTCTAAAACGGAATTAATGCTTGAAGAAGAATGGGTGTATTTACTTGGCGCCGCATCTTTCTTATTTGGTAGGTAATCAATTACCAGTTATCAGTTAGTAATCCTTAATCAAACAAAAAAATGAAACCTTTGCATAAACTGGGTAAATATCACAATCTAGAGAAGCTAAACAAAATAGCAACCGATTCTTGTTTTACTGATAAGTTTCCTACAAAACATAATTATGTAAACCCTCTCTATAATGAGTACGATTACTCTTATACTTTATGGGCTACTCTGGGAGTAGAATGGCACGTCGACGACATTTATAAAGATAAAAAATACTCAATTATTTTAGTCGTCGAAAGTGCCAATTATGAACTTTACGCATCATCAGTAAATAATAAAAAAATAGAAAAACTTTTAAAAACAGATTGCGACACCACTTTTAGGAGTATGGATGAGCGAATAGATAATCTGTTAGTTCGCAGAAAAAACACTCAAAGGCTAATATTAAAAGCAGGGGATATTTTGCTGTTAGATATTTCATACTACCATAAACTAGAAAATACAAGGAAAACAGAAAACCCTTTTATCTTTATTAGCTTAGACATTGATTTTATCCCAAAGATCAAAGAAGCGGTCAAGGTTGTCAATTATTTTGTTTACGATTTTTTGTAATCACCCTAATGAGTTGGAAAAAATCAATGAGCCAAAAAATTTACTATCACGCACGCACAGAACATCAGATTCCACTGATGTCAAATAAGTTAACAGATACAGTCGGTAATTTAGTTTTTCCTTTTTCTGATAAAGAAGAGCAATTAGAGTTTTTTAGTCAGATGCTTGAAGAGCTATTAACCATATCATCTGTAGCAAGATATACACCAGAAGGTACTGCATTAGAAACAATTAAAGCCTTGCTGTCTGAGTTAGGTTAGTGCGAAATAAGCAATCAGTTCTTGTAATTAATCAGGAGTAAACCAATGAACATTAAACCGCAACTTAAAGGCAGTATTCGGCTATTTTTAGAAGGTTCAGAAGATGGGCTCCAGCGCCTAGTAGATTTACATCAATCGGGGGAATTGCAGGGCCTTCTCAATGAACTTAAACCAGACGATATACCCGAAATTGTTGTCACAAAAGCAGAGTTCACTACAGATGCAAAAGTTAAAGTCGAGTTCACTACAGATGCAAAAGATTGAAAAAGCCGAATTAATTAAGGCAATTCGAGAAGGAACAATCGATAAGACAACTCTACAACAAGTTGATTTAAGTGGGGCTGACCTGATTAAGGTTGACCTGATTAAGGCTAACCTGAGTGGGGCGGACCTGAGAGAAGCTAAACTGAGTGGAGCTATTCTGAGAGG